TAAAGTGTCGTAAATATTTCTAGCTTTACTAAATTTAAAAACAAGAGCATCTTTATCCTCTACCCATTTTCCAAAAGTTTCTCTAATATAAGACGGATCACTCTCATCAATACCTCTTATAACTCTTTCTTCTTGTAAAATTTCCTCCAAATCTAACTTAGGAGGATTATGCATATAGGGATTATCAAAGGCTGTCCAATGATGTCCCTTCCAGTTTTTGGACTGAGAATAATCATAAAATACTCCAGCCTTTACTGGTCCTGGAGTACCTGTGAGATACAATTGTCCTCTTTTATCCCTTAGTGCTGGTATAATAATATCATTTATAAGCTCTTTCAAATAAGATCTAAAGGACTGACACTCGTCAATGTAACATTTCTTTAACTTCCAACCTCTAAACTTTTCTATCTCTGTTCTATCTTTTGCTCCTGCAATGTAAATCTTAGACTTGTTGGGGAATGCTATAGTTAATCTTACATTATCTGTCTTACAATCTAATTCATATTCCTCAACAATTTTGATTAAGTCAGACCATATAATAACTCTAGCTTGCTGTTGTGTTATAGTTATATAGAGTAGGTTAGCTTCTGCCTCTTCCAGGGCAGCATCGATCATATCGGCTGCTATGCCTACAGTTTTACCTGCCCTACGAGAGCATACAGCATTTCTAAACCTTGAACCTTTTCCACGGAAAAAATCTACCTGTTTGTCAAAACAAAACTCCTCAAATACAAATTGAGGTTTTTCAGACTTTGTTTTCCGCTTCTGAATCTCCGCTACTAGGGCTTCTCTGTTTACGTTCGGCAAAGCCTGAGACTTCACTTTTACTCCTTAGTGTTTTTTTGTATTCTTCATGAGTTTGGTCACTAGGATGTCTCATGGCTTTATCGTACATTTTTCCATTTTTAAGTTTAGCATTCCAATGAGAGTTAAAGGCTACAGACCTTCGTTCTCCATCTCCCTTAAAGGGGTAAACTGTATGCAATAAGTTTGAGGGAAATATAGCCATTTGTCCTACTTGGGGCATAAAGGATATCGAGCCTTTTTCAAGCCCACCAGGACATGCCGTTTTATAGACAAATTCAATCATTCCATCTCGTTGCATTTTGTACTCCGGTAACTGTTTATTTTTTACTCTATCTTCTAGTAAGGGCATTTTAAGCCATAGTACAGCCGAGAGATCACAATAGGTATGAAAATGAATAGGATTATACTCATCAGCATACTGACTTACAATCCACATATGGTCTAGATGGACTTGGAGCGTATCAATCTCATGTCCTGCTCTTGTTAGGGAGTTCCAAACATAGTTATATAGCATACTTTGTAAATATGGATATAGACCAGCTTCTTGTAAATCCTTATTAGAAACATAGGTTTCTTCTTTTATATTTCCTACTAAGTGAGAGCCCCAATCTATACGTTCTTGATCTTCTAGAATTTTATCTGTAAGATCCAATATCTTACGTTGAACTTCATCTGGAGTTTGAAACATTCCCATATCTGGACCAAAAGGCTTAACAAGATTAAAGTCTGTTTTCTTAGCTAATCGTTCAGCCCATTCAGATGGAGATTCATTTAGTTTTAACTCTTTTCTATCTTTTTTTGCTTTCTTTCCACTCATGCTATCTCCCTACAATTCTTTTAGTTAATGCTCTTTTAGGTACAGAAGGGGTTACGAGTCTTTCTCTTTCTTTTGTATCTTTTTCAGCTTGTTCTAATTTAATAGGAGACTTTAAATAAATTGCAGATATATTAGTAAAAGGTATGAGGATATGATCTCTCTCTGACTTAACAGATAGTACTTTTAAATCTTCTACGATCTCTATCTCTAATGCAACATCAGCATTAATACGCCTAGTAGCAAAAAAAGTTTCATTACCTTTATTAAACATCACAGCTTGATAACACCTTATGGCATCAATTTCATACTTTTTCATTATATCCTCCAATTAATTTTATATTCAACTTTTCTATCCCAAAATGAGAAAGGTTCTATTCTATCTATAATATTAGCTTTTAAGGCTTTCTTAGCCCCCCACCAATTATCTTCTTTAATAAGTTCCATAAACTTTTTAGGGTCCATTTTTAATCTTTCAGAAATATCTTCTAACATGTGGTTGTCGAAAAAATCTAAAGCTTTAAAAAGTTTTGCATTCTTCTTAGTTCTTTTATCGGGTCGTTTACCGTTCACGGATGTTAGGTGGTGCATGTAAGTTGATGTGGGTGCGCCTATGCGTTCGTTACAAAATTGCAGGATTACGAATCCCATGGAGTATGCGTTTCTAACATAACACTTTATTTTATATCCTTTAGATTGGAGAGTTTTCATTTCTCCTATGAATTCTAATCCCATGTGAACTGATCCACCTGGACTGTTTATTCCCATGGTTATTACTTTACTTATTTTGTGTGCTAATTCTGCTTTCTTAAAAGTTTTTATTACATCCTCTGCTCCATAATAATCTACTTCCCCAATCTCTATATCAAATTTGCTTACTAAGGTCTCATTTCTTTCTATAGATTTAAAGCCGAAAATACTTAAGCCCAAGACTAAGGCTGCTATTGCTAAATTTTTCATATGTCTTCCTCAGTTGTGATAAGCTCAGTCTCATCATCGTATGTTTCTAGAAGTGCTATTATACTCTCTAGTTTATTTTTAGTGTTAATCTTTAATTGTTTAATATCCCATCTAAAGTGTCCAGAGTCAATAAGTTTTAATCCATTTCTTTCTCTATGAGAATTTTTTACAGCAATACGATCTACTTTTTCGAATACGTCTTCTAGTATTTCTACTGTGAGTTGCATCATGTTGTGGGCTACTTCATGGTTTTTATCTCTAAATGATCTCATCAATAACTCCATATTCTAAACATTCGTCAGGAGTTAAGTAAAAGTTTTTCTTATAAGTTTGATTATACCAAAATTCTGCATCTTTATTACTTAGTTCTGACATCCATTTACACCATTGTCTTTCCTGCTTTTCTACTTGATCTACTTCTTCTTTAGTCTCGGCATGAGAACCTCCAATGTAGTAACTCATTTGGTGAACCATGAATACGCAGTACTTGGACATGGTCCGTTTACGCCCTGCAGCAAGCAACAGTGTGGCTGCACTCATGACATGTCCATAGGCTTCAGTTACTATGCGACAATTAGAAGTCTTAATACGTCCGACCATGGCTAAGGCATCGTAGACTGATCCTCCTGGGGAATTTATACGGACAGTGATTGTTTTTTTACTGGAACGCTCTAGCTCACTTAAGGCTGCGTCTATAAAGGAGAAAGAGTCTTCTCCGATTTCTTCGTTAATTTGTATGACTCTATCAACAAAATTTATTCCCTGTTCAAAGAGATAATCGAGCCTTAGTTTTTCTTTATCTATATCTTTAGTTTTGCTCATCTAAGGACTCCGATAAATTAGGAAGATCGAATAATAAATAAGGATGATAAACAAAGTTATATTTAGAAGCTAGTCTATCAGCTATTCTAGTGTGGTGAGTATAGACGCCTGCCTTCTCTTTGTCATGACCCCATGCGTCTAAAAGAGTTTTACCAATCCCCATATTTCTGAAGGTATGTTTAACGTAAATAAAATGTAATACAATAATTCCATCTAACTCCCCCCCTACTATGTAGCCATAGACCTGAGAGGGATCTTCCTGATTACAGGCTATTAGAACTTTAGAACTAGCCATGAGCTTTTCTAAAATTTTATGATGTTCAGTAAAGTAAATAGTATTAGTAATCTTATCTCCGAAGTGGGAGAATCTATAAGATTTTAACCAGCTATTAAATATGAAGGCTGTATCATCATCTATAACTGGACGGAGCCGGATTGAATCATTCTGGTTCATGGGAAGGCTCCATTAGCTTTGCCTCTACTTCCTGAAGATGGGGGTGACTAAGTACTAAGGCTTTAAGCTTGAACTCTAAATCTTCAATCTTTTCTTGGATTTGTTTTCTTTGCATAACTGCATGACCTATTTGAGCATAGATCTGATCTGCCTTTTCTTGGTAAATTTCATTTGCTTTCATTCTTACTCCTTTCGTTCTTATCTATTGTTTTTCTATTATTAGTTTCCAGGACTCGTTTGGCTAGGTGCAGCAATTCCACATCTGAGAGCGTCGACAAATCTTGGGTGCCTGCAATCTCTCTCTCCTCCCTTTGAATCTTTACTAGGGACTCTAGGTAGCCTTGAACTATGCGAGCCTCCTTTGGATCGAGAGTAACTCCACGAACAGCCTTAGATCTGTAGTGAGCTAACTCTGCACCTATGATTGCCTTGGCGTCATGGAGCAATAGTTCTGTAGCAGGAATAATGGAGCTGTTGTCCAAGGTGACTGTACGCTTCTTGGGAGGCAATATAATTCGTTTAGGTTTATCGTCAGTCATAATTTGTTTCCAGAAGCTGGGGTTTTATTATCTACGTTACCCCGGGGGTTTGGAGAAAGCAACCGTTTTTTTCAACCCCCCCCCTTTGTTAAGATATCTTCATATTTCCTACATCGATTGCCAAGATTTCTTAACACTATCTAGACAGTTGGTCTTTGAATATACTAAGATCAATAATTTCAAGTACTTAAGTTTGGTATGTACATAGAAAACCGAGTAAGGCTTACCGATTCTACCCTTTTTGTTTAGGGGATATTTGAATCTCTTTCGTAAGTAGTTGGAAACATGTTGAATAGTGTGCCCATCACCGTGTAATTCTAGGATTCTACGGTCGATTCTAGGCAAAAAGGTAGCGTTTTGGCTTAAAAAGCTGGATATTTCATAGTAATATTGAGTAAATATATTATATTTGTGCCTTATTACACTTAATGGTTTTTTTAATATGCCACCATACTCGTCAAAATAAACGTGACGCTGTTTTCCCGATCGTTCTATGTCATTGAATCCCGAATCGTCTAGGCGCC